GACGATATCGGCTGACGGTATTCTAGTGGAAATAGCCATAGCTGCAAGCCTAACGACAACTGGATCTGGCACTGCCGTAAAGTTCGAACTAGAAATCAACGGAGCTGTCGTAGATGCCAGCGAGACACCACTCGGTGCTGGTACTGACCACCACGTAACTAACTCATTTTTCAAAAACTTAACTAGTAACGACATAGTATCGGTAAGGGCCTCAGAGACCGGTAGCGGAACAGTTTCACTAGACGCATCCTCAGTACTACATCTCCGCGTTCTTTAATGGATAAGGCTCAAGCTAGGATTGAACTGTTTATGTTTGCAAAGAACAGCTTCGATGACATATTAAACAAGGCCGAAGAACTTGGCCTTATCGATGAGTTTATGATGATTGCATCAGCAGGACTTGTGGTTGACCAGGTAGACGGAAACAGCATAGTGGAGTCCGTGTCTAACATCAACGTAGACACCAAGGAGGAGATGATTTCCTTGATCACATACCTTATGGGAGCCTACAGCGAGGACGACGAAGCCGACGATACAACCAATATAGATTATTGGCTAAATTTGAACTAAATTAAAATGAAATGGAACTTATCAGAAAAATCATTGCGGGAACCGACCCACTGAAAGCCTTAGCCTACTATGTAGGCCAGAAGGCTGGGGACGGAGAGATCGACTCAATCGTTCTCGACGGATCTCACCTCCACTACCACGGAGAGCGCAAGTACCTTATATACCTAAAGAAGGAAGACACGCTTATGCTGTGGAAGACTATCGAGGGTATGCCAGTTATAGTAGAATACGACTGTAACTTCTAGTTGTAACCGACTTACAACTTTTATTTATTTTAATTAAACATATGATACCATTGTACCACATCCTCGTGCACATACCTAGCGCTGTAAACGACACCATCAAGGTGGGAGATTCAGAGCTTTACCTCGACACCAAGTTCAACGAGTTCCAACACCGCACTATGAAAGCTAAGGTTGTAGGCATTCCTGCCAAGTTCAAGTCTGAGCTAGAGATAGGAGACTACGTGTTCCACCACCACCACGTTGCGCTCAACGACACCCAAGTCGTTGACCCTAAAGAAAAGATATACCGCGTCAACTACGACCCCTTTGGCGGTCAGGGCAACCAGGCATACCTTATCGAGAAGCCCGACGGTAGCCTTATAGCTGTTGCTGACTGGGTGTTCCTAGAACCATTCGATATTGATGCTGACAAGGAGAAGAGCTTCATAGAAATCATCACCCTCAAGGAACCAGAAAAGCGCTGGGGCCGTATCGTTTACGGAAGCCAGTGGCTAGAGGAAGAAGGTCTCGCTGTGGGCGACGTTGTGTATTTCGCCAAAGACGCAGACTACGAGATGGACATCAATGGCCGCAAGCTGTGGCGTATGCAAATCCACCACCTGATATGTCAAAAGCTGTAAAGTTCACAACAGTTAGTGCTGCGCGTAACCTCATCTCTGCGATGGAGGCTGCCATCGGTAATATGACCGAGGAGATACGCAAGCCGGTAGACCCCGATCTAACGGGGTCCGCCCGCAAGGCAGAGCTGCAGGCCATCAAGGACACAGCACTCGCCTGCAAGGAACTTATCGTAGAGAGGCAGAAGCTAGAGCAGCTTGTTGGCGACATCGAGGAGTCCGGATCCTTTGAAAAGGAGAAGGACTTCAAGGGAGGCTTCGCTGAGAGGATGGCAAGATAATGGCTGGGCTGAAGGTAATAGACAAGCAGGAGGTGATAAACATCTGTCCGAACAATTCGGACGGACCTATCATTGAGATAGAGTCCCTCAGCATCCAGTTACCAAAGCCAGAGAGTTTCCTCTTCAGCGATTTGCCCAAGGATCAGCAGATGTGGAAGCGTCAGGACATCCCTAGGGAGCTTGCGCAGATAAACTCTATGGACGACTGGTACGAATCCCCAAGAGAGTTCCAGCAGAAGTGGAGCCCCTACATCGAGCAGGAGTTCAAGAGGCGTAAGGAAGGCCTGTGGTTTATGAATAACGGTGAGGAGACCTACATCACGGGTCATCACTATATGTTTCTTCAGTGGAGCTCCATAGACATCGGATACCCTACGTACCTAGACTTCCAGCGCAAGCTGTTTGTCCACCTCTCGGCCTGCGAATCAGACCCTCGGTGTCTTGGTCAGATATACACCAAGTGCAGACGTTCTGGGTATACCAATATGAGTGCAGCGGTGCTTGTGGACGAGGGCAGTCAGGTGAAGGAAAAGCTGTTGGGTATTATGAGCAAGACAGGAACAGATGCCCAGGAGGCGGTGTTCGGTTCTAAGATCATTCCCATATTCAAGGGATACCCGTTCTTCTTTTCTCCTATTATTGACGGAACGACAAACCCAAGGATGGAGCTCGCCTTCCGTGAGCCCTCTAAGCGGATCACCAAGAAGAACAAGACGACCTCACGAGGTGAGGCCTTGGACACTATAATCAACTGGAAGAACACCACCAATAACGCGTATGACGGAAGCAAGACCCATATGCTGTTTCTTGATGAGGCTGGTAAGTGGCTGAATCCTAATGACATAAGAGAGGTGTGGAGGATCCATAGGACCTGTCTGCTTGTTGGACGTAGAGTGATTGGAAAGGCGATGGTTGGCTCCACGGTAAACCCGCTAGACAAGGGTGGCAGGGAGTTCAGGAATCTGTACTACGACTCCGACCCCAACGACCGAAACGAGAACGGAAGAACCAAGAGCGGGCTGTACAAGATATTCATTCCTGCATACGATGCGATGGAGGGATTCTTCAGCCAGTACGGACTTCCTATTGTTGAAGACCCAGAAACTCCTACCCTCACCGAAGACGGAACCATTACCGAAATTGGTGCTAGGACGTTCTTAAAGAACGAGAGAAAGGGCCAGCAGAACAACAGCTACGAGCTCAACGAAATCATACGCCAGTTCCCCTTTACCGAGGACGAGGCGTTCCGCGACTCGACCAAGAGTTCTCTGTTTAATATCCAGAAGATATACGAGCAGATACAACATAACGAGGAACTTTACCCAAACCCAGTGGTAATCGGCAACTTCCAATGGAAAGACGGGAAAATGGACAGCGAGGTGATCTTCGCCCCCGACCCTAATGGGCGGTGGCGTGTGGCTTGGCTAGCACCTGCTGATATTCGAAATAAACGAAAGATTGAGAACAATAAAGCTGTTGCCCCCAATGGTGCATTCGGAGTTATGGGTGTTGACTCCTACGACCTTGACACCACCCTTGACTACAGGTCCTCAAAGGGCGCCTGCCACGTGTACAACAAGTTCTCGATGGAGCACCCCTCTAATATGTTTGTCGCGGAGTACGCCTCACGGCCTCCGCTCGCCAAGATATTCTACGAGGACATCCTTATGGCTGCGGTATTCTACGGATACCCTGTGCTTATAGAGAACAACAAGTACGGCATCGCTAGGTACTTTGAGTCGAGGGGCTATGATGAGTACCTTATGAACCGCCCTGCGCATCTTGCGTCCACCTCATCGAAGATGAACGTGAAGACAAAGGGGATACCTTCCAATAGCCAAGATGTCATTCAAGCTCACGCTCAGGCTATTGAGTCGTACATCCACGACCACGTAGGCCTCCATAATGAGACCGGTAAGTTCGGACGTATGTACCTAAACAGGACACTTGAGGACTGGATAAACTTTAAGATAGACGACAGGACAAAGTTTGACTTAACAATCAGCTCAGGGCTAGCGCTGCTCGCTGCCCAGAAGCAGGTCAAAGAAGTCAAAAAAACAAACTTCAACGATCGCGTTTTCTTCCGCAAGGGTAAGGAAATTAGGCGATAAGTTAAGTTCGTACCTTTGTCCATAAACTCCGATAAATGGATCAATACTCTGTAAAAAGTAACTCATACGACTCTACGTTCCCAGACCCTTTTGCCTCACACGATATAAAGGTGGGCAAGAGGTACGGTCTTCAGTACGCAAAGGCTATATACGGCCAGTGGGGAAGCGCCCAGTACGAGGGGTCTCTGTACAGCAAAAGATTCCGTGAGTTTGAAGTCTCTAGGGACTACGCCAACGGAACCCAAGATACATCCATCTACAAGCAGATACTTACCTCTCTTGACCCGAACAACGGTGATGGGTCTCTGGTGAACCTAGACTGGACACCAGTTCCTATCGTTCCTAAGTTCGTAAAGATTGTAGTCAACAAGATTCTGTCTTCCAAGTTCTACCCCAACATTGAAGCTGTTGACCCTTTGTCACGCAGTGAGAAGGACTACGAGAAAAATAAGATGAAGATATTCATCGAGAACAAGGACATCCTAAAGGAGGCGAAGGACTCAGGACTTCGCACCGAGGTAGACCCAGATTCTCTTCCCGATACCGCTGAGGAGACCGAAATTTTCCTTGAGACTAACATCAAGACCGCTGCAGAGATTGCTGCCCAGATTGGCATCAACTTAACGCTCAGCTGGAATGACTTCGACGAGCGCATTTTTAGGCGCAATGTCGAAGACCTCGTCACCTGTGGTATTGCTGTCACCAAGCGTAGCAACGACCCCAACTACGGAATCGTTGAGGACTATGTAGACCCAGCATTCTTTATCCACAGCTTTACCTCTGACCCAAACTTTACGGATATAACCTACGCAGGCCACGTAAAGCGTATGAGCATCTCAGAGCTTAAACGTACCGCAGGCAACCAGTTTACCGAGGACGAGTACGAGAAGATGGCAAGGACGGTTATGAACCGCTTTGGCAATGACTCTAGCAGGCTTATGGGCTCTGGGTACGACCCCGGTATGGAGCGCTACTACTACGGATACGACGAGTACACCATTGAAGTTCTTGACTTTGAGTTCGTTAGCGTTGACAACATTATCTTCGAGAAGAAGGAGTCTCGCTTTGGAAACGTTGGATTCTACTACAAGGGCCACAAGTACAATGCCCCACAGCAGAGTGTGTATGATAGGGAGGCTGTTTATATGCAGAACCAGACGCTGTATGGTGGCAATTATATTCTAGGGACTGACTACATCTACGACTACGGGTTGAAGAAGAACATTCCTAAAAATGTTCACGACCTCACCCGCACCCGGATGAGCTACAGTATTGTGGCTACCAACATACGAAAGTCTATCCCTAAGTCTATGGTTAGCGGCATCATCGGCTTTGCCGACCAGCTGCAGATCACCCACCTAAAGCTCCAGCAGTCTATCGCCAAGGCCAAGCCTGATGGATTGATCATCGACATCGAGGGACTTGAGAACGTGCAGCTAGGACGTGGCGGAGAGCTACAGCCTCTGGACCTTCAAGACATCTACGAGCAGACGGGTATCTTCTACTACCGCAGTAAGAACCCCGACGGTAGCTTCCAGAACCCACCGATTCGTCCCCTTGAGAACGGCATTAGGAACATCAACGAGCTTATCACCATCTACAACCACGCGCTGCGTATGATTCGTGATGCTACGGGCATCAACGAGGTTATGGACGGGACTAGCCCTAAGGGAGACCAGCTTGTTGGCGTACGCCAGCAGCAACTGGCGGCAGGCAACAATGCTCTTGGGGATATCAGCAATGCAGCGATTGTTCTGTACCGCAGGATCTGTGAGGACGTTGTGAAGTGTCTTCAGATACTTCCTCCTAAGTCTATCCTATACAAGGCCTACGAGACTGCTATTGGCAGGGAGAATATGGCAGTGTTATCTAGCTTCTCTAATCTGCCTATGTACAACTTCGGCGTTAGGGTTGTCGCTGATATGAACGAGATTGACCGTATGTACCTCGAGCAAAACATCCAGGCTTCTATTGCCCAGGGCGAGCTTGACATCGAGGATGCTATTGCTATCCGTCAGTTGAGGGACATCGACCAAGC